GTAACAGCATGTTCGCGAGCTATTCGCAGCTTCAGGCCGCCGTGCTGGATTGGGTGAACCGCACGGCGCAGAGTGATCCGGCGGCGGCGGTTGCCGTGGCGGACTGGATTGCGCTGGCCGAGGCGGACATTCGCTCGGACATCATGACGAAGAACGTCACGCGCGACGCGACGCTGATTCTGGACTCTGGCGCCGTGACGCTGCCGACGGACGTGCAGAAGCCTACCGACCTGTATCTGACGGAGCCGCAATACGCCGGCTCCATCGACATCCGCTCCCCCGCGCAGGTGGCGGAGGTGCAGGGCTGGTCCGCACCGACGGGGCGGCCACGCGTCGCGGCGCTCGTCAACGGCATCCTTCTGCTCGCGCCGGTCCCCGATCGCGACTACGAGGCGACGCTGATCTATCAGCCGCTTCTGACGGCGCTCTCGGCTCCGGGTGATACGAATTGGGTACTGCTCAACCACCCGAATGTGTACCTGTACGGCGCGCTGACGCACGCGGCTCCCTGGCTGAAGGAGCCGGAGCGTCTGCCGGAGTGGACCGGGTTGTACGACGCGCACGTCGAGAAAATGCGGCGTGAAAAAACTGACTACGAGTACGGGCCGGGGCAGCTTGTGGCGCGTCCGGCTCTGCCGATCGGGTAAGGAGTTCTCATGGCTGACGCACAGACGACCCTGTACGGTTTCACGCTTCCGGAAGTAGGCGCCTCCGAAGACACCTGGGGCACGAAGCTCAATGCCGACTTTACGTCGCTTGACGCACTGCTGAATCATCGGCAGCGTGTGCTGGTCGAGCATGGCGGCTCATCGAGCGCGCCGACCGTGAGCCACAACGTGGTGACGGCGCGGTTTGGGTTCTACGTCATCAACGACGCGGGTGGTGGCACCGTCAATATCACCGGGGCGGCGTCTCTCGGTATCAACCGCGCGGTGGAGACCCTGCTGATCTTGCAGGCGTCGGGCGGGGTGAACCGCAGCTTCACCATCGGTGTTGAGGGCCAGGGGTGGGACGAGCACATCATCCAAGTGCGCGGGGACACGGGTCAGTTGGGTTATCAAGACACCGTAGACCAGGCGTTTTCGATCACGGCCGGGCGGTACATGCTGGTTCGCATTCAGGCGTTCCGTGACTCCTCCGGTGACAAGCGAGTCATCGTGAACGTTCACGCGCATTGAGGTGTGAATAATGGCCACGACTCGTCGACCGAAAACACACACTTTGGAGCTGCGCATCGCTGCGCTCGAAGCCGATTTGGAGCTGCGCATCGCTGCGCTCGAAACGTCGCAAGCGCAGATCCTGAACGTGCTTGGGCGAATCGAAGGTGATACGAACCTGCTCAAGAGCTACTTGCAGTCCGCGCGAGGCGGTTGGCGCGTGCTGGTGGTGATCGGCGGCATTCTGGTGGGTCTCGCTGGTGTCGCGGGAGTCGTGGGGAAGTTCGTCCGAGGTAGCTGGTGAGCCGCACAACGGTCTTCGTGGTGGGCATCGTCCTCGTTGTGCTCGGCGTCGCCGCGCACGTCTTCATCACGCATACGACCAAGGCGCCGCTCGCGCTCGACGTGGTGTCGCTGGTGCCCGCGCTGTTGGGCGCCCATCTCGTGAGCCGAACGTTCCTGCGCGAGTTGGTTAACGGCGTCAAGGCACGATGGGGCGACAAATGACCTTTGATCGAACGGCCATGCTGGCCGAGCTGACGCGAGACGAAGGGCTGCGTCATACGCCGTACCGCGATTCCGTAGGGAAGCTCACCATCGGAATCGGTCGCAATCTCGACGATCGAGGTATCTCGGCGGCCGAAGCACATGTGCTCGCGCTGAACGACATCGCGATCGCAGAAGCTGATCTCGACCGCCACTGTCCGTGGTGGCGCCAGATGAGCGACGCACGACAGCGCGCGCTCCTGAATATGTGCTTCAATATGGGCTGGGGAAACGGACGGCGTGGCCTGTCGACCTTCGCTAACACGCTGCGCATGCTGGAGGAAGGTCGCTATGGGGAGGCGGCGAATAACGCGCTGCGCAGTAAGTGGGCGGAGCAGGTCGGTGCTCGCGCGCGCCGTATAGCGCAGCAGTTCCGAGAGGGCTGAGGCATGACACTGGTTACGCTGGACCTGCCGCCGGGTGTTCGCCGCGCCGGAACTACGTACGCGTCGCGCGGACGCTGGTTCGACACGAATCTGGCGCGGTTTTTCGCGGGAGCGAAAGGCCCCATCGGAGGCTGGATTCAGGTCAAGGATTCGGCTGGGGAGAACGTGGTGCTGACGGGCATCCCTCGGGGCATGCGGGCCTGGCGGGCTGATGACGGCCGGATCTGGCTCATCATTGGCACCGAGTCCAGCGTGTACGTCTACAACTCGGGCGTGCTGACGGACATCACCGATACCGGCGTGGTGGGTGGCGTCCCGACGTCGATCGGCACCGGCAGCAAGTACGGGATCGGATTCTACGGGCTCGGTCCCTACGGGCGCGGCACTGTAGCGGTCGTTGGTGGCGGCCCCCTGCAAGTCGAAGAGGCGGCCACTTGGCAGTTTGACACTTTCGGCCAGCTTCCGATCGGCGTGCTCTCGTCGGACGGGCGGATTCGCTATTGGGATCTGAACGTTGCGAACGATATGGTCGATGCCCACGCGGCGGCGCCGGATGCGGCCGCAGTTGTCACGACGCCTGAACGTTTTCTGTTCGCGCTCGCGGCGACGTTGAAGTCGAGTCAAACGCTGGTGTTCGCGGACCAGCCGGAAGACTCGGAGACGGTGACGATCGACGGCAAGGTCTACACGTTTGAGGATACGCTGACCGATGTGGATGGCAACGTCCAGATCGGCGGCGACGTGGACGAATCAATCGACAATCTCGTCGCGGCCATCAATCTCGACAGCGGAGCCGGCACGGCGTACGCGGATTCGACGACGGTGCATCAGACGATCAGTGCCGCGCGCGTGACGCAGACGCTGGTTGTCACCGCGCGTTCGGGCGGGTCGAGCGGCGACGCGATCCTCGTGACGACGACGGTGGCCGATGCAACGTGGTCGGGCTCGACGTTGACGGGCGGGTACGGCAGCGTGCGGACGGTGCGCTGGCCGGCGCGCGAGACGTTTCGGACGCTCGACGGTCCCGACGTGTGGGATCTCGCGGCGCCCGATACGACGGCCGGGGACTTCAACCTGAAGACGGATGGCCGACTGCTCTGCGGGCTGCGTACGCCTCGGGAGACGCTCCTGTTTACCGACATCGACCTGCATTCGGCCATCTACATCGGCGGCGACCTGCTGTATGCCTTCGAGCGGCGCGGCGATAACTGCGGCATCCTGGCGCCAAACGCGAAGGTGGCAACGGACGACGAAGCCTACTGGATGGGGCAGAATGGCTTCTTCCTGTATGACGGTGCCGTGCAGCCGGTTCAGTGCGAGGTGCAGGACTACGTATTCAACGACATCAACCGCTCTCAGTCGCGGAAAATCTGGTGCGTTGCTAACTCGCAGTTCCACGAGGTGTGGTGGTTCTATCCGTCTGCTGCGTCCGAAGAGATCGACCGCTATGTCGTTTACAACCGGGTCGAGAAGCATTGGACAATCGGGGCGCTGGTTCGCACAATCGGCGTAGATCGGGGACCGTTCTCGTATCCGATCTGGGCGGACGAAACTGGAGCCCTTTGGGAGCACGAGCGCGGCACGGATCGCGCTGGCGCCGGCACGCCATTCTTCGAGTCGGGGCCGGTCGAGGTTGGTGATGGCGATCGCGTGGTGTCGATTGTCGGCTGCCTGCCGGATGAGCGAACTCTGGGGAGTGTCGAGCTGCTGATTTCGTCGGCGTTCAACCCGACGGATACCCCGACGGTATCCGGCCCCTACACGCTGACGGCCCCGACGCATCCGCGCGCCACTGGTCGGCAACACGCCTTCATGCTGCGCGAGAGCGCGCCCGGAACGGATTGGCGGGTTGGGATGTTTCGCTTCGATGTGGTAGAGGGAGGCCGTCGTTGACGGCTCCTCCGTTCATCATTGCGGAACGTCTGCCTGGAGCGCCAGATAAGTACAGCAAGCAGGCGGAAGACGAGTTTCGCCGTCGGTTAGAGCTGCTGCTGCGGCGTACGGCCGACGGCTTCGTCATTATCCAAAACCAGGAGGGATCACTTCCGCAGCGGCGTCTCGTCCGTATTCCGCTGCTGTCGGTTGGGACGCAGGAGGGCGCGGTGGATCTCGCGGGATCGGGTGCCATCCTGCTCCAAATCGTGTCGGAAGCCGCCGTGCGATTTCGGTTGTACGCGTCGGAACAGGATCGAGACGATGACGCGAGCCGCAACCTGGCTGTTCCTCCGTCGACGCCGATTGCGCTCGATGTCCAGTTTGAGTACCCGGACGGCTTGGACGTGCGGTTGTGGTCGTGGGATACGGAGGGCGTGCTGGTGTTCAACCGGGATGACCCGGCGGAGAGCCGATTGTACTATCGAGTGGACGCGAGCGTAGAAGAGGGGCTTGCGCTGCACCA